CCTTTAGTGCCTCAGCCTCTTCAACGGAATCCTTGTTTACACCCGCAAAAGTCAAATGTTCCTTTGCATCACGTTGCATGACCAATGCATCGGTATATAGTGCGTCAACGTACTCTTGGTAAGCAGGGTTGTAAAGAACCCTGTTGAAATTAGGCTTGTAGAATTTTTCCTCAACAAGAATTTCACCCGTACTCTGGTCAGTCACAGTGAATGTTTTCCAAGCAGCTGTGCCAGCGACGAGGATCGATTTCCCGTTATGAACTACACCGTAAGCATCCTTATCTTGTTTGATAACTTCCGTACAATGTGCACGAAACAAGTCAAAAACTTCTTCATGTTCAACAACGCCGACGCCGAAGATAATCTGGAACTCACAAGTGCGGAATGGCCGAGCTACACGGTTCTTGATCGTCTTGGCTTTCACCTTAATGCCAATGACGTTCCCTGCATTATCTTTAATTTGCTGCTGCCCAGTAGAAGAAATACGAACACGGACTGAACTTGCGTAAGGGATAGCCATCCCACCAGGTGTTGTAGTGTTGTGGTTAATAAACCCTTCAGCAATATAGTTGTGAGTGTCTTCCACTTCGCAATCAACAACTTGTATGGGGTGTTGTACTTGTTCAGCACCAATGTAGTCTTCAAGACGAATATACTCGCCATCAACAAAGATCTTATGGTCTTTGGTGCCGTGAAGAGTATTTGCTTGGTAGTGCTCGTCTGCATTTTGTTTGACGACAAACGTTTTCAGTGGCTTCCAAACTTCCTGCTTGGATTCGTGATCATATGAGAGGATTTCATATTTTTCATGTTCTATATTGTAGATTTCTGGCGTATTTAGATCTTCTATACCTATACGTTTTGCCAATTCACGAAATGTGATTTCCTCTTCCACGAACTGACGTTCATGCCTTGTTTCAAGATTGTGTTTTTTTATTTCGGTTTCCATAAGTTTCTGTCTTTCGGTGGCAAGCTTCACACAATGTTCTTCCGTTTGAGGTTCTCCAAAGAGGTTCATATCTTTTTGCCTCTTCAACAGATTTGATATTACCTTCTTCTAAAAGCAAACAAAAAGGATAAATGTGATCTACGTGCAATTTTTCTGTTCTATCGCATCTGATGCATTTGTGCTCATCACGTTTCAGAGCACTCTGCCTCCATTTTCGATATGCGTAACTTTTCCTAATCAAACTAGCGGTTTTCGTTAAACCACTTTTCCAATTTAGATTTTTTTCTTTTCTTTTTGGGTTTGCTTTATTGTATCTTATTATCCAAGAACGCAATTTTTTCCTGTGTTCCTCGGTCGGCTGATATCTTGGACTTGGTATAGCTTTTATTGGATAAAACTGGCTAAGCTTGTCTATAATTCGTTTTGTTTTTCTTAGTTTGAGATTTAGTTTATTGGCTATGTGCCCGTAAGGTACTTCCGCCTGGCACAATGCAATTATTTGTTCATAATCTTCTGGTGATAAATCCTGGGGCAGGTATTTGATCTGCTTTTTAGCGCACTGATCCCGAACATATCTGCGATAAACCCTATCGGAAATTCCTAGTTTAGTCTTAATCCACCTGGGCGGGACGAACCTTTTATCCCAATAACCGTGAAGTTATTTAACTTGTTCCTCCGAAAGGATAACCTTCTGAGCTTCTCCAATGTTTCTTCGCCGCTCTTTCGAAAAGACCTTTCCCGTATTCGCTGCTGCGATTTTCCGCCTTGTTTCTTTTGAGTGTGCATACCTTTTTTTGTTCTTTGCTGGTTTCATGCAGCTAAACATACTTGCGAATTCGAATCCTAGTGTCTGGAGTAACGCAAGGGTCTCCAAACATGACACCGATCTTCTGACGTTGTTGGTTAATGAGAAGGAAGAGGACATTTTGGTTACCAATAATATTGACGATTTTACGCATGCCTTTACCTAACACACGGGCTTGGAGGCCAATCGTGTTAGAGTCATAATCGCCCTCAAGCTCAGCTTTAGGAGACGAGGCGGCAATAGAATCCCACACGATTGTTACTGGAACATTCTTTTGCATAGCACGAGCCTTAAGGATCGTTGATTCAGCAATTTTGAAAATTTCTTCCGTGCACGCTGTCTGACAAAAGATGAAACGGTTACTTACGTCGATACCAATTGCACTAAGGTTATCAAGGCTAGTGGCGTTTTCCGTATCTATGTAAACAACTATTCCTCCCATCTTCTGGGTCGCCTTAGAGGCTTCGAAAGCAATGTGTGATTTGCCGCTTGATGTTGGCCCCTGAATTTCTACAATCCTACCTTCTGGAAAGCCCCCGACTGCTTGGTTTGCAATGATCGCATCAAGCTGTCGTGAGCCTGTGCTAATCCATCGTTTGATATTTGTTGGGGCGTCATCGGTAGAAAGATTGAAAGCGATATTCTCGCCGTTCTCCTTGTTCAACTGCTTAATAAGGTCAGTTGTAAAGTCATCACTCATGTCATCTGCACTGGCGGTGTCTGTTGTTGTTTTTTTCTTTTTGGCCACGGTACCTCTTGTCTTTAATTGTAGCTGTGCCCATTAATTGATTAAACAGGCTTAGACGAAAAAAGGCCAGCGTTAGCTGGCCTTCTTCGTTTTAAAGGAGCGGGGACTTAGAAAACAGTACCAACGTCATCATCCAAGTCGGCGAATGCATCTTCAATGCTCTTCACCGTGTTGGAGTGTTCCTTATCTCGATCGGCACCCTTAGAAGCATTGTGATCCTTGCCTGTGCCCAGTTCCTTGCTCTCGGTATCCTCCTCACCGTCATCTCCAGCTGTTTTAGCAAGGAAGTTCTCAACCGTTTGCTGAAGCTGCTCAGGGTTACGAACCTGACCCTTGAAGTAAGCCTCAAGGTCTGGTACGGATGCGACAAGAGCGTCGACGTCCTTTTTTCCCTTGGCGAGCCTTGTGGGCTTGCGGCGAGGAGTCAGGTTGTAGTTCTTGACTTTCCACTTGCCGAACATCTTACCAGAGTCTTCTACGTCAAGAGTGAAATCAAATCCGTTCTCAGCATCCATCATGTCCTCATCGGCATAATCAGGGTGAGCAAGAATAGAGTAAATGTCCTTGAGGATCTTGGAGTTCAACTCCCAAATCTGAACGCCCCGATCCTCTTCTCCACGCACAACAATAGGTGCATAAAAGCGATCCTTTGGACGCAGGTTGTTCATAAGACGCCAGGTCTCACGTGTATTCTCTTTACGAAGCTCATTGATAAGGTCGAAGATTGGGTCTTCTAGCTGATACTGAGCGGGGGATACGAAACGGCGCTCAGAAAGCTCCTTGTTGTCGTAATAAGACACTTCCTCGAAAGGTTGACCCTGTCGATCGGTGTAGGGCATGAAACGAATTTCATAACTGTTTTTACTGCCATCCGCAAGTAGTGAAGGCTTGAACCAGGTGAGTTTCACTCGGTCACTTTTGCCCCCGTTGCGGCCACCAGAAAGGTCAGCGATTTTTTGTTTGATTGCATCAAGATTATATGCCATGTGTATTTCCTATTTGTTTCTATTGTTTGTGTTTATTATTTGGTTGCGCAAACATCATGCTTGCGTGTCATGTAGAATTTACCCATGGTTTTTGGGTAAACATACTTTTTAATTTTCGTGCTAAGATTATTCCCACTGTATTTCAACTCATAACATTGGGCAGTCTTTATTTTGTACGGTCTTTTATTGGGAATGCCAGTATTCTCGGTTAACTGGCGTTGTAACTCTTTCAAGAAATCTTGTGAGGCAGACGCAATTTGCAGTCCTAATGTTGGCGTAACACCTTCTCTGTTTCTAATAAACCAGCAACCATCTCCATCAATAAACCCTCTGATATAATGTGGGTAAAAAGATTCTTTCAGATTGGGCCAGGACAAATTGTGAGTTTTTTGTGGTGTCACCCCATAACAAGATAAATCAGACTTTAATCTTCTGCTGCTGACTTCAAAAGTCGAATAAGGTCCGTACGTTCTGACCTTATTTTCTGCCTCTAATTCTTCTCTAAGGTATTCTAACAAATATGCATCTTCATTTTTCAGTGTCAATTTAATTGCATTGCGTTTCGTTGAAACACATCCATCGGCTGCCAACAATCCTAGAAAGTAAGCTTTGGAAGGTGTGTTAATATGTGAAAAATATTTTTGATTGACCTTGTTGGACCTGGGTCCAGGTGAACGTAATTTACGGTTGTGTTTTGTCAGTAACCATCTGACCCAGGATAAACTCTTGTTGAAATATTTGGCTGTCTTAGACACACCTTCGACAAGGTATTTTTTATACACCTCATCAGGATTATAAGCCATTCGTTGTCTGTTCCATTCCTTTCTATAAGTATGGTTCATTGGGTCGAAATTGACCAATTCTAAGCGTCCGAGATGAAGATTTATCTTCAATGATTTCAAGTACTTACGCACTGCAAGCAATTTATTTTGGCCATGTTTTCGAGTGTTAAATTGACGCAGAATTGAGGGAAGTTTTACTACTTATGTGCAAGTTTGTAAGTTTGAGTACCGCTTCTTTAATAGCTACATTCAGTGTGAGTTTGACTACCACCAGACGATACTTCATGATAAGTTTTTGTGCTTCCTTCACTGTCATCACAATTTCCTCTTCCACTCAGGCCATGAGGCAACCTGTTGCTTCGCTTTTTCGCTAGCGGAAATGATATCCTTGAGATAATATACCCTGCGCCAGGCGACCCTTGACTTATATCGGGCTATCAACTTCTTACAATCAGCGGGGTTCATACATTTTTACCATATTGCTGGCTGCCTTGACAAGTTCCCAGTATCTGGTGTAGTACGTGATCAGCTTTCTACAGTCAGTCTTAGTCAATAACGGAAGTCTTACCAGACGCCTGCATGCAAGCAACTCGAACGGCTGTCTGAAGAACAACGGACAACATTGGAGATTCGTACAACTCTGAGGAGTACATTTGGTTCATGTGCCCAAGACTAGAAATTGCGTGCACTTCTTCTTCTGTGAGAAGAACTCTGGAGGAGTTTAACCACCAAAGCGAACGTTGAGTTGGATGCATCTTTGGGAGATTGGTATTCAACTCGTACATCATGCCCTTGTTGCGGTGCCAGTCACTTTCCTGCTCGACATAGTGGTCTTCTTCCTGATTGCCGATTTTACCTAGGTCGTGAAAAAGGCACGTAACAATCAAACTATCTGCTGATAACTTGGACCCGAAAACCCTGTTAAGGTCTTTCGCAAGCTTGAGTACATTCAAGCTGTACTCAACAAGCCCACCTGGGTAGGCACCGACGAATTCAAGACGTGTAGAGGCTGGCGCAGCTGCCAGCCGTTCTTTTACTTCATCACAGAGTGAAAGAAGTTCAGTTTTCACATCTTCGTTTTTAATGCGACCAACTAGGCTCATATAAAGTTCCCAATTGGATTCAAGTCTTGCGACCAATTTATCGTGGCTCATTTTGTTTCCTCTCAACAACTACAAGGTAGCAATGCCGATTAGACTCATAAACCAAGTTACTAAAGAATTTTTTTCCAAGAAACAGGAACGTTATCGGGGCATTCAGATAAAACTATGTCATCAGACATGCCGCTTATCTTAAACATGTTCTATCTCTCAGTCTAATGAGGCGGCGAGGTATCCGACGACAAAGCCAACCGCAGCTGCACCAACTACTACAAGTCCCCACTGGAGTATTTCACCAAAATCTGTATTCCAGAATCCTCCATTGCGTTCTTCTACATAACTTTCGTGTATTTGGATGCGTCGTTCTACTTCACGTTCTAGACCAGCAATGATTACATCGGCC